GGCAAGACATTCAAGATGTGCTCCACTTGCCCGTCGCCTGCGAAGTGCAAGGCAGCGGGGCGTTGCCTGAAGGCGAAGTGATGAAGAAGCCCAAGTCGCGCGTCAACGAAGCTGGCAACTACACGAAGCCTTCCATGAGGAAGTCTTTGTTCGAGAGCATCAAGGCTGGCGGCAAGGGCGGTAAACCGGGTCAGTGGAGTGCGAGGAAGGCACAGATGCTGGCGCAGCAGTACAAGGCCAAGGGCGGGGGGTATCGCGATTGAAGGCCCCTCAGAAATCCCTGAAGGCTTGGACAAAGCAGAAGTGGCGCACCAAGTCTGGCAAGCCATCTACCCAAGGCCCTGAAGCCACGGGAGAGCGGTATCTGCCAGAGAGCGCCATCAAGTCTCTGTCGCCATCTGAGTACGCTGCAACGACCAAGGCGAAGCGTGAAGGTACTCGCAAGGGCAAGCAATTCGTGGCACAACCGAAGAGCATCGCCAAGAAGACGGCGAGACATAGGGGCACCAAGTAATGGCTGTAGTCACGCCAGACCTGCCGGAAATCTTCGAGGAAGCCTATGAGAGGGCTGGCCTTGAGATGCGCTCTGGCTACGATCTGAAGACTGCACGTCGCAGTCTCAACCTTCTCACATTGGAGTGGCAGAACCGTGGTCTCAATCTCTTCACTATTGAGGATGGTACGCAGGCTCTTACAGCGGGCACTGCGACTTATACCCTCCCGTCGGACACAATCGACATCATCGAGCATCAACTCAGAACCGGCACAGGCGTCAATCAAATCGACACCGCCGTCGAGCGTATCAGCGTCTCAACCTACGCCCAGCAAACCAACAAAAACACCCAAGGCAGGCCCACCCAAATCTACGTCCAAAGGCTCCCGACCGAAACCAAAGTGACGCTGTGGCCTGTGCCTGACAACACCACGCCCTATACGCTGCTGTACTACCGCCTGAAGGGCATTGACGGCCTTGCTGCTGGTATCGGGTCTTCGATCACGTCTGTGCCACCACGCTTCGTCCCAGCCCTTGTGGCGGGCATGGCTTACTACATCGCCATGAAGAAGCCAGAGGTTGCCAATCGTGTGGCTGACTTGAAGCAGGAGTACGAGTTCCAGTTCCAGCTTGCTGCTGGTGAGGACGAGGAGACTGCCTCGGTTAGGTTCGTGCCCTACGACACGTTTATGATGGGTTAACCATGCCGTACGCCAGAGCGAAACATGCCTTTGGTTTCTGCGACAAGACGGGTTTCAGATACCCGCTCAGAGATCTTGTGCCTGAGTATCAAAACGGCGTGAAGACTGGCTTCCTTGTTGGCAGGGATGTGTTCGATCCTGACCAGCCTCAGAACTTTCTTGGCAGGTTGAAGATCAACGACCCTCAGTCTCTGTTGAACCCGAGACCTGACACAAGCCAAGCCGCCTCTCGCGCGCTCTTTGGATGGAATCCCGTTTGGAACCCAATCCAGTACATGGTAGGTTCTGTGGGAGAAGTGACTGTCAACACTACCAATGGAGCCTGACATGAAGAATGACATGAAGAAGATGATGGGCGGCGGCTACATGAAGCCCATGGGTATGAAAGAGGGCGGCAGCATGAAGATGGTTGAGAAGGGCGGGAAGAAGGTTCCTGCTTTTGCTGCTGATGGCAAAGGTAAGATGGCCTACGGCGGCAAGGTCAAGAAGATGGCCATGGGTGGTTCCTGCCGTGGCATGGGCGCTGCCAAGCGTGGCGGCAACTTCAAGATGGCGTAAGTTCACATGAACTATTCCGAACTCGTTCAGCTAGTCCAAGACTACACCGAGAACAACGAGACCAGCTTTGTCTCGAACATCCCGAACTTCGTCCGTCAGGCCGAGGAACGGGTGTTTCGGACTATTATGCTGCCCGAGCTTCGGAAGAATGTGACCGCGACAATGACGGCGGGCAATCAGTACCTTGCCCGTCCTTCTGACTTCTTGGCTGTGTTTTCTATTGCCGTCGTCGATGGCGATGGAGACCACAACTACATGTACGACAAGGACGTGAACTTCATCAGGGAAGCGTATCCTACCTCGGCGACACAGGGTCTTCCGAAGTACTACGCGCAGTTTGATGGGGACTTCACCACACCGCCGTCTCCGGGGAACTTCATCCTTGGCCCGACGCCGAACGCGAACTACTCGGTGGAGTTGCACTACTACTACGACCCGCCGTCTATCGTGACATCTGGCACATCGTGGCTTGGTGACAACGCAGAGACTGTGCTGCTCTATGGCACGCTGATCGAGGCGTACACCTACATGAAGGGCGAGCAGGATCTGATTGTGCAGTACACAGAGCGGTATCGTGAGGCTCTGGCGCAGCTTGGCGGGGTCAGCATCAGAAGTGGACGTGATGAATACAGGGATGGGAGACTTGTAGCATGACCGTAATCCGTATGCCGAATGGATCAGAGTGGGCACCCGCTACGAGCGTGGACTTGGTTCACTGCTCTAGCTGCGGCAACGCTGTGGACACGCCCGAGGAAGAGGCAACGTACCCTGATGGGAACTGCCCCGACTGCGGGAACTCGTGGACTGGGTCTGAGAACAAGGGTGTGCGGATCACCGTGACGGCACCCAAACAGTTGAGTGGATCGACGCTGTGATAGCTGCTCTGAGTATAGACCTTCCGAAAGACTTCAATGTCATGGTGCGTACCACGCACAAGCGTGGGTTTACGCCGGAGGAACTTGCGCAGCAGTGCGCAGAGAAGATCGTCGGCATCTCTGATACTGCACCTCAAGAGATCAGGGATCAGGCATATGCCTTCAGGCAGCGAGTAGAGCAGGTGGTTCTTCTCTATCTGAAGCAAGCGGTTCACAGTGACCGGACAACTGTGTATAATGCAATCACCGATGCAGGCCAGCCGGGGCTTGCGGAACTCGTAAGGAGACTCTGACATGGCGTTCACTGGGAACTTCATGTGCACGTCCTTCAAGAAGGAGCTTCTTCAGGGCGTTCACAACTTCACTGCCTCGACTGGCGACAGCTTCAAGTTGGCGCTGTACACGAACTCTGCTTCGTTTACGGCAGCGACCACCGCGTACACCTCGTCCAACGAGGTTGGCGCGTCTGGCTCGTATTCGGCTGGTGGCGGCGCACTGACGAACGTCACGCCCACGACGAGTGGCACCACGGCGTTCACGGACTTCAGTGATCTGACGTTTACGTCGGCGACGATCACTGCTCGCGGCGCGCTGATCTACAACGACACTGCTACTGGTGATCCTTCGGTTGTTGTTCTGGACTTCGGTTCTGATAAGACATCGACCGCTGGTGACTTCCAGATCGTTTTCCCGACTGCGGATGCGAGCAACGCGATCATCAGGATCGCCTAAGACATGACAGATGTCACCGTTCCCTTTACCGGCTGGGGCCGAGCGGGGTTCGGTGATCTTGCCTTCGGGCAGGGCAGTGTTGCTGTTGGTTCTGCCACAGGCAATGTAGGCACTGTCACCGTCAATGTCGGAACCGGCGTAACAGTCAACGTCACTGGTGTCTTTGGCACTGGTGGCGTTGGTTCTGTTACGGCTACTGGCGATGCGAACGTCCCAGAGACCGGACTTGTCGGCACTGGTGGTGTTGGCTCTGTCACCGTTATCGGTGACGCAAATGTTTCTGTTACCGGCGTTGCTGGTACGGGCAACGTGGGTTCTGTAACTGTCGCTGTTGGTGCTATCGCGAGCGTCACAGGTCTTTCTGCTACTGGCAACGTCGGAACGGTTACTGTTACCGGAGACGCGGTAGTCCCAGAAACCGGTCTTGCTGCGACAGGCAACGTCGGAACTGTTACCGTTATTGGTGACGCGAATGTCGCTGTCACGGGTCTTTCCGCTACCGGCAATGTCGGCTCCGTTGCCGTTGCAGCCGATGCAGTCGTAAATGTCACGGGCCTTTCCGCGACCGGAAGTGTCGGAACTGCCACGGTGTTTACTGGCATTATTGTTGATGTCACCGGAGTTTCTGGCACTGGCAATGTTGGTTCCGTCACAATATCTGGTGACGCCACTGTTTCTGTTACTGGCCTATCTGCGACAGGGGCTTCTGGAACCGTTACTGCTACGGGTGATGCTAACGTCCCTGTCACCGGGCTGTCTGCCACGGGCAATGTCGGGTCGGTCACTCTTAGTTTGGGCGCTACCGTATTCGTTACCGGAGTTGCAGCCACCGGCAATGTTGGCTCCGTCACAGTCCTCGGTGATGCCACTGTCTCTGTCACCGGCTCGTCTGCGACAGGTGCTGTGGGTACAGCTACGGCTACTGGTGATGCCAACATCCCGGTTACTGGACTGTCTGCTACGGGTAATGTCGGGTCGGTCACCCTCAATTTGGGCGCTACCGTATTCGTTACCGGAGTCGCTGGAACCGGTAATGTCGGCTCCGTCACAGTCCTCGGAGACGCCAATGTTTCCGTCACTGGCGTGGCTGGAACCGGAAATGTCGGGACGGCTGTGGTTGAGGCGGGAGCAGATGTGCCGGTCACCGGTCTGTTTGCCACTGGCAACGTTGGCGCTGTAACGGTTAACGTTGGAACCGGCGTTATTGCAACCCCAATCGGCGTTTCAGGTACCGGCAACGTCGGATCTGTGACGGTATTGGGTGACGCCAATGTTTCCGTCACTGGAGTGTCTGCCACCGGCAATGTCGGGACGGCTGTGGCTACTGGAGATGCCAACGTCCCGGTTACTGGGCTTTCTGCCACAGGAAACGTCGGCGCTGTAACGATCTCCGCCGATGCGACTACAACGCTCACTGGCGTAGCGGCGACTGGAGCAGTTGGCTCTGTTACTGTTGGTGCTGGAGCCAGTGTCCCCGTCACAGGCCTAGAGGCTACTTCCGGGGTTGGTTCGGTTACAGTTATCGGGGCTGCGAATGTCTACCCAGTAGGTGTAGCTTCGACAGGACAAGTCGGAGATGCTGGCGTAATCGGAACCGCCACAGTCGATGTCACGGGCGTCGAAGCCACTGGCGAAGTTGGCGACGTTACGGTCAAACTTAACCAAACTGTTTTGGTAACTGGAGTAAGTGCAACAGGGCAGGTAGGTTCTGTCTCTGTTGTGGGGGGGGCCAATGTCTTCGTGACGGGCGTTTCTGCGACTGGTCTAGTCAGTCCCGTCCTTGTGTGGGGAAAGATTGTCCCAGCGCCCGGAACAGTTTATACTGATGTCAGCCCGAACCCCGGAACCATCTGGACACAGATCGCTGCGTAAGGAAATCAAATGCCTAGTAGCTACACACAGACAGGCATAGAACTGATCGCCACAGGCGAGCAGTCTGGAACGTGGGGAACCACTACCAACACGAACTTGGAGATCATCGACCGCCTGACGAACGGCGTAGGTGCAATTGCACTTTCTGGCACGACGCACACGCTCACGACCACGGATGGTGCTCTGTCTGATGGCCAGTATGCCGTGCTTGTGTTCGGCGGTACGCCTAGTGGCACGAACACCGTGACGATATCTCCTAACGATGCGGATCACGTCTACATCGTCAAGAACAACTCTGGGCAGAGTGTCGTCCTTACGCAGGGTTCTGGCGGGAACGTCACGGTAGCCAACGGTAAGAGCGCGATTGTTTACGCGGATGGTGCTGGCGCTGGCGCGGCGGTTGTGGATGTCACCAACACTTTCAACTTCCAGCCGCTTACTGCAACGCTGACGGCCATTGGCGCGCTTGCCGTTACGGACGGAAACATCATTGTCGGCGACGGTTCGACATGGGTGGCAGAAAGCGGCGCAACCGCGCGCACTTCTCTTGGGCTTACCATTGGCACCAACGTTCAGGCTTACGACGCAGGTCTGCAATCCATCTCCGGTCTGACCACGTCGGCCAACCAGATGATTTACACAACAGGGTCGGATACCTATGCGACGACGAGTTTAACGGCGGCTGGCCGTGCGATCTTGGATGACGCAGACGCTTCGGCTCAACGGACTACTCTTGGTTTGGCGATTGGCACTAATGTTCAGGCATATGATGCTGGTCTCCAGTCCATCTCTGGCCTTACGACTGCCGCAGACCGCATGATCTACACGACGGCGGCTGACACCTATGCTGTGACTACTCTTACAGCGGCAGGACGCGCGATCCTTGATGATGCCGATGCTGCGGCTCAGCGCACGACGTTGGGTCTTGTGATCGGCACGAACGTCCAAGCATACGATGCAGACCTCGCGGCGATTGCGGGCCTTGCTGTGACTGACGGCAACTTCATCGTCGGGAACGGATCGACATGGGTCGCGGAAAGCGGAGCGACGGCGCGCACGTCGTTGGGGCTTGGCTCCATCGCCACGCAGGCAGCGAACAACGTCAGCATCAGCGGCGGATCGATCACGGGCATCACCGATCTGGCCGTGGCTGATGGCGGAACAGGTGTGTCTACTGTCCCTACCAATGGTCAACTGCTGATCGGGAATGGCACTGGCTATACTGTCGCCAACCTTACTGCGGGTAGTGGCGTTTCGATTACTAATGCGTCTGGCTCAATCACAATTACTTCTACAGGGTCTGGTGGAACTGTTACCTCGGTTAGCGGGACAGGGACAATTAATGGCCTGACACTCACTGGAACCGTCACAACAAGTGGTAATCTTACGCTTGGCGGAACTCTAGCTATAAGCAACGCAGATTGGTCTGGCACCGATCTTGCTGTGGCTAATGGTGGCACTGGCGCTTCTGATGCCGGAACAGCGCGCAGCAATCTTGGTCTAGCTATCGGCACCGACGTTCAAGCTTATGATGCCGATCTTGCGGCCATCGCAGGGCTTGCTGTCACTGATGGCAACTTTATCGTCGGCAACGGAACAACGTGGGTTGCTGAAAGCGGGGCGACGGCTCGCACGTCACTCGGCCTTGGCAGCTTGGCTACTCTCTCCACAATCAATGACTCAAACTGGTCTGGCACCGATCTAGCTATAGCCAATGGCGGCACAGGTGCATCTGATGCTGCGACGGCAAGAACAAATCTTGGCTTGGCTATTGGCACTAACGTGCAGGCTTATGATGCCGATCTTGCTGCCATTGCTGGTCTTGCTGTCACTGATGGCAATTTCATCGTCGGGAACGGCACGACTTGGGTCGCTGAGAGCGGCGCTACTGCAAGGACATCGCTAGGTCTTGGCAGTCTTGCTACACTTTCGACGATCAACGACTCAAACTGGTCTGGCACTGACCTAGCCATTGCAAATGGCGGCACTGGCGCATCAGATTCTGGAACTGCTCGAACCAATCTTGGCCTTGCTATTGGCACAGATGTTCAGGCATATGACGCCGATCTTGCAGCCCTTGCTGCGCTTTCAACGAATGGCATGATTGCTCGCACTGGAAGCGGCACAGTTGCGGCCCGAACAATTACTGGTGGCACTGGCGTCACAGTTACGGATGGTGATGGTGTCAGCGGAAACCCAACAATCGCTGTTTCTTTGACGAGCAGTCAGGTCGGCGATGCTACTGCTGGTCTTTCACTTGGTGCTGTTGGAACATATGCTTTTCTTTGGCGGGACAACACATCAATAGTCGAAGGAAGCACCTATGCAGGATCAACTCTAACTTATGCGTCTATGTGTGATGATGGCGCTACTGCAGTAGCATCTAACCTGTAT